GCCGGACCGCCTTGGCGTAGGTGTTGACGCCGCCGATGGTGTCCTTGAGGTGGTCGATCACCGTCATCGCGGCTTCGGCGGACGCCGCTGCAATCGCGGCATCGTGCATTTTGGTCACAATGACGTTATAGCTGCGGTTCGATGCCGGAAACTCCGGCGGGGTCGGGATGGTGTAGGTCTTGTCAGCCATGTCGTTTTCTCCTGTTTGGCAAGGACGGGGTATATCAAGAGCGTGACACAACGCAAGCGAAAAGTGACGGCTGAAACGCCGCGCCGTTCAGTCCCGGGGCCGGGCAAACCGAACGCTCCCTTCCAGCCTTCGGGGGAGCAGCGCCAACTGGTCACGCTCATGGCGGCGACGGGGGCAACGCAGGAGCAGATGCGCTCCCAGATCATCAACCCGAACACCGGTAAGCCGATCAGCGACAAGGCGCTCCGGGAGCATTTCCGCGAAGAACTGGACAACGCGACGGCCCGGCTTAACGCTTTAGTCGCCGGGAACCTGTTCAGCATCGCGACCAGCAAAACCCACAAGCAGGCCGCGACGGCTGCGATCTTCTGGCTGAAGACCCGGGCTGGCTGGCGGGAGCCCGAAAGCTGGCACATCGAGCAGCGCCGCATGCAGGTTCAGGCCGAAATGACGAAGGGCGAGGAGACCATGGTTTTCACGCTGCGCTTCGATGAAGAGGAGCAGCGCAGGCTGGAGAGAGACAATGGCGACGGCTCCGGCGGTTGATTTCGTCGTTCCGCCTCCCCCGGCGGCCCTGATCCAGAACATCAAGAAGTGCGAATGGGTCCGGCCCCCGCACTACCCGAAGCAGCTTGAGGCCATTTTCAATCCCAAGGACGTCAATGGCCGTCCGGCGCGCTATTCGATCATCGAGGCCAGCACCAAGGCGGGCAAGACCCGGGGGTGCATCGCATGGCTGGCCGAGCAGGCCGCCATCAATGGTGGGCCGGGTCGAAACTTCTGGTGGGTGGCCCCGGTCTATCCACAGGCCCGGATCGCCTATCGACGGATGAAGCGGGCGCTCTCCCCGGGGATAGTGGTCCGCACCAGCGACTCCGATCTCGAAATCGGTCTGATCAATGGGTCGATCATCCAGTTCAAGACCGGGGAGAAGCCGGACAACCTCTACGGTGAGGACGTCTGGGCCGCGGTGATCGACGAGGCCAGCCGTGTCCGTGAAGATAGCTGGCATGCCGTCCGTTCGACCCTCACCGCGACCGGCGGGCCGCTGCGCTGCATCGGCAACGTGAAGGGCCGCAAGAACTGGTTCTATGCGCTGGCCCGACGCGCCGAGCATGGTGCGCCGGACATGAGCTATCACAAAATGACGGCCTTCGACGCCGTCGCTGGCGGTGTGTTCAAGGAGGCCGAGATCGAGGATGCCCGGGCCCAGCTTCCCGAGCATGTGTTCCGCGAACTCTATCTGGCCGAGCCCGCCGATGATGGCGGCAACCCCTTTGGCCTCGCCCATATCCGGGGGTGCATCGCCCCGCTCTCCGACGAGATGCCGTTCGCCATGGGCGTCGATCTGGCGAAGTCGCAGGACTGGTCGGTGGTCCATGCCTTGGACCGCTTCGGTGCCACCTGTGGCTTCGACCGCTGGCAGTCGCCATGGAACCTCACCGTCCCGCGGGTTCTGTCCCTGATCGGTGACGTCCCTACACTGGTCGACGAGACCGGCGTCGGCTCCCCCATCGTCGAGCAGCTTCAGCAAAGATCGCCCCGGGTCGAGGGGATCGTGTTCACCCCGGCGCGCAAGCAGGAACTGATGGTCGGGCTCGCCGCCGCGATCCAGAAGCGGGAGGTCACCTTCCCGCCGGGCGTAATCGTGGACGAGTTGGAATGCTTCGAGTATGAATACACGCGGACCGGTGTCCGCTATACCGCCCCGGAAGGCTTTCACGACGATACCGTGATCGCTCTGGCGCTGGCGGTGGAGCAGCGCCGTCGCCTCTCACCGAGCCTGATCGGGGTTTCGCCCGGCGGCCCGGTGGCGGCATCACCATGGCTGGGTAGCGATACCCAGAGTCTTTGATAGGGGGGTATGCGGTGGCTCGGGCACCTAAGACGGCTGGTTTGAAATTCGATGCCAGCATCATCGGGACGACTGGCCTTCGCCAGAGCGGCGGCGTCGTCACCGAGGAGTTCCTGCGCGAACTGCAGGGCACCAAGGGTGCCGCGGTCTACCGGGAGATGTCGCACAACGACGCAATCGTCGGGGCGATGCTGTTCTCGGTGTCGATGCTGCTCCGAAATATCGGGTGGACCGTGCAGGCCGCCGACGACTCGGTCCCGGCAGAGGACGCCAAGGTTTTCGTCGAGTCCGTTCTCAAGGAAATGACGACCCCGCCCGAGGATGTCATGGACGAGGCCTGCTCGATGTTCACCTATGGCTATGCGCCGATGGAGATCATCTGGTGCCGCCGCGACGACGGCAACATCGGGGTCAAGAAAATCCAGCTTCGGGCCCAGACCAGCGTGGTCAACTGGGAGATCGACGACCTTACCGGTAAAATCCTCGGGCTCTGGCAGCAGCCCGTCGCCGGACCGCAGGTGTTCATCCCCATCGAGAAGATGCTCCTGTTCCGGACCACGGTCGAGCGCAACAACCCCGAGGGTCGCTCCCTGCTCCGGACCGCCTACCGGGCGTGGCGGAACAAGAAGCGGATCGAAGAGATCGAGGGCGTCGGTATCGAGCGTGACCTCGCCGGTCTGCCGGTCGCCATGATCCCGGGCCGGTTTTTCAGCGCCGACGCCAGTCCCGACGACCGGGCCGTGTTCGATGCATGGACCAAGCTGGTCACCAACGTCCGGCTCGACAAGCAGCAGGGTGTCCTGATCCCCTCGGACCGGGACAGCAACGGCAACCCGCTCTACGACTTCAAGCTGCTGTCCAGTGGCGGCTCCCGGCAGATGGACACCAACAAGGTCGTCGAGCGCTATGATCGCGCCATGGCGACGTCGATCCTCGCCGACTTCATTTTCCTCGGGCAGTCCAGTGTCGGCAGCTTCGCTCTAAGCAGCGACAAGACCGCCCTGTTCGCGACTGCCGTCGGCGGCTTCGCAAAGTCCATCGCTTCGGTTCTGAACCGGCATCTCCTGACCCGGCTCTGGGAGTTGAACGCCTTCGATCCGGAGTTGATGCCGCAGATCCGCTTCGGCGACGTCGAGACCCAGAACTTGGCCGAACTGGCGCAGTATCTGTCCGCGCTCTCCGGCTCCGGCATGATGCTGTTCCCGGATCGCGAACTCGAGAACCATCTCAGGGCCGCGGCTGGCCTGCCGGAAGCCCCGGAGGACGGCATCGATATGGAGACCCCGGAAGCCCCCGGGGGTGACGACGGGACCGGGGAAGAGGAAGGGTCCTAACGGAACTTTTCGGGGAGGGGGTGACCGTGTTCGATCATCGTTTCGAGCAGCACGATCACGGTCTGGGCCAGAGGGGGTGGCGGCGTCTCGCCGCTGTTCCAGCGCCGGACGGTCTGGTAGCCGACTCCTGTTCCCTTGGCGAGTTTCGTCATCCAGCCACGGCCCCCGAAGACTGCTCTGGCGCGGCGCTTGAATTCGATGGTTGTCATGGGAGACGCCTAATAACCCATTTTGAGCGAAAAACAAGGAGTGTGTCGTGATCTTCGCCTCGATCCCGTCCCGCCGGGCCCCGGAACCGGTCGAGAAGGCCAGCATCGCCGACATCGAGGCGCTGGCGGCCTCCTATGAGCCGAAGATCACTAAGGCGATCCTTGCCCTGCTGGACCAGCAAGGGGCGGCGCTGGACTTGGACAAGCTGGCCGCGGCACTGGCGTCCGGCAACGTCGGGGCTGTCATGGCGATGCTGGTCGAGACGTTCGGGACGCTCTCTGATGCTCTTGAGGACGCGATCTGGGCTGGTGGCATCGCTGCCGCTGCCGCGGTCAATGCCACCACGATTGGCGGCACCACCTTCATTTTCAACCGGCTCAATCCGTTCCTGATCCAGTGGATGCAGAACTACACCTTGAGCCTGATCCGCGAGATCAATGCCTCGACGCGGGAGGCGGTCCGGCTTCAGATCACCAACGGGATCATGGCCGGGACCGGGCCCGTCGCTCAGGCCCGGCAGATCAAGCAGATCGTCGGCTTGACGAAGACGCAGGCGCAGGCCGTTGCGAACTTCCGGGCCGAACTGGAGTCCTTCCACCTCAAGAACAGCGCCGGGTCATGGAACCTTGGCGGCGAGATCAGCCGACGCAACAACCGGCAGGTCTTTGCTCTGGGCCCTGATGGCAAACCGAAGGACGGCATCCTGTCCCGTCGGCTCCGGGACTTCCGGCACGACAAGGCCCTCAAGGCGGCTCTGGAGTCCGGGAAACCCCTTAGCCCGGCGAAGATCGACCAGATGGTCGCCGCCTATGCCCGGAAATACCGGAAGTATCGGGCCGAGACCATCGCAAGGACGGAGTCGATGCGGGCCATGAACATGGGCGTTCAAGAAGGCTTTCGTCAGGCCGTTGTCGATGGTAAACTGTCCGAGGCGCAAATCCGGCGCTACTGGAAGGTCGCTAAGGATGAACGGACATGCGAGACCTGCTCCCCGGTTCCGAAAATGAACAAGACCGGAGTCATGATGGGAGAGCCCTTCAAGACGCCGAAGGGCCCGGTGACGCTGCCGCCGCTGCACCCGAACTGTCGGTGCTTTATCATGATCAAGCATCTCGAACCCGAGGAGTTGGCGGCTCTGAAGTGAAGACCTGTCCGGTCTGCTCGACGCGGTTCCACAAGCCCGTCACGTTCTCTTGGCCCCGATGGGGTCGCCGCCGTCATTGCTCTCGGGCTTGTTCAAACAAGGCCCGAGCCCTCCCGGCGGTAGCCTTTTTGCTCCGGGTCCAAAAAGAGGAGGGAGGGTGTTGGCTTTGGACCGGGAGTGGGGTCGGCGGATATGGTCGCAACAGGCGCGGCATGATCCATCGCCAGTCCTACGAGTTGTTTGTCGGGCCGATCCCGGCTGGTCTGGAGGTCTGTCATTCCTGCGACGTCCCGGCCTGCTGCAATCCCGACCACCTGTTCCTCGGGACTCACGCTGAGAACATGGCGGATGCGGCTCGGAAGGGCCGGGTCACCCCAAGCTATAATCCGGCCCGTCGCCGGTTGCCGAACGGGCGGTTCGCCCCACGGAAATGACGTATCCGGCCCGGTATTGGCTTCACCGGGCCCCTTGCCGAACTGCTCATTTTGTGCGATCCAGTTCTTGTCGCCGGGACCGTCCCGGCGGCATTTTTCGGAAGCCTTTTCAGCACTTCGGAAGGAGAATTGCTTTGAAAATCAGAAACATCAATCCCGATGTTAGCTTCAGTGATTTCGAACTCGCCGATCTTTTCAGCGACTTCGCCGATCTGAGGGCCCGCATCGATGCCGTCATCACCGCATATCGCGAAGAGAAGGGCTACTGCTCCGGGTCTGCGAACCCGGCTCGCGGCCAGACCGTCATCGTCAATGCCCTGATGCAAGAGGCGGCCCTGCATGCCTCGGTGACGTCGTTCCTCTCCGGTAATGACATTCTCGCCCCCCGCGAAGGCTTCACCGCCGTTTTCCAGTCCAGCTATGATCACAACGTCCTGCTGGTCGGCACCGCACTGTGTTCGCTGGAGCCGAAGGCCCCCGAATACGACCAGATGGAGCCCGATGCCTTTGCGGGCATGCTCTATACCGACCTGCTGGCGGCGACCCGGCAGACCATCAAGACGGCGGGGGCGAACTGATGGCTGGCTCTCTCAACAAGGTCATGTTGATCGGCAACGTCGGGTCCGATCCCGAGATCCGCAGCTTCCCGAGTGGTGGTAAAGTCGCGAACTTTTCCTTGGCGACGTCGGAGACTTGGAAGGACCGCAACACCGGCGAGAAGCAGGAACGGACGGAATGGCACCGCATCGCGATCTTCAATGAGGGTCTGATCGGTGTCGTCGAGTCCTACGTCAAGAAGGGGGCGAAGCTGTTCGTTGAAGGGCAGGTCAAGACCCGGAAGTGGCAGGACCAGTCCGGTGCGGACCGCTACAGCACCGAAATCGTGCTGCAGGGCCCCAATGGCCGCCTGATCTTGCTCGGCGATCCTAGCGGCTCCGGTTCCGGCTCCGGCAGCCGTGGCTCCGGCTCCGGCAGCCGTGGCTCCGGCTCCGGCAGCCGTGGCTCCGGCTCCGGTTCCAGTGGTGGCGGCTGGGATCAGGGCGGGGGTTCGTCGGGCGGTGGCTACGGTGGCTCCGGCTATGGTGGCGACTACGACGATCTC